GTCGTGGTCGGTCACATAGCAGATCGATGGCGTCACTTGCAGCGCGTAATGGTAAATCGCTGCTTGTGCAACGTGCGATTTTTCCGGTGCTTTTGGCAGGGTCGCTTTTGCCCATCCCTGCGTGCCATCTTTCAGCAGCTTTGTTTTGCGCGGTGCTTTGGTCTTTATTTCACAAAACATCGTATCCGGCACCAACAGATCGACAAAGCCGATTAAAGGCACGTTGACACCATCAAGCCACGTTTCGATGCGTTCTTCATCAACCGCGCCTGTGAAGCCGTATTCGGTCAATATGTCGATGCCGTTGCGGATCATATCCGGTATGCAATCACGATATTTTTCGCGCTTTGCGGCGTCCTGATTGGCATCGTGAAAATCGAACGCAATCTGTGCAGCCAAAATCTGATCAGTAATATCTTGACCGTGGCAGACGATTGACTGCAAGCCGTTATGCACCGCTGTGCCGACTGCGGCGTTTTCCCCGACAGTTATGTTTTTACGATCATCACGCAAATACAGATATGCGTAAATCCAATAAGCTGGCGTGCGATTTAGCTGGCTGACAGATAAGTGTGTCAGGTCAGCGTCACGCCACTCTTTTCCGATTTCCCGTTTCATCCCGACACGGTATTCCACGCAGTCACATTTTGCAACACTTAAATTTCCGCTTTACAGATTTAATCTATTTCGGCAATGATGTGCGAAACCAACCGAACGGGGGCAGAAATGTCTGGATTAAAAAGCCGCAATAAAGGCAAGGGCTATGAATATGAAATCGCAAGAGAATTATATGACCAGCTTGGTATCACGTTCGTGCGTGAACTGGATCAGACGCGCGAGAAACACCTTGGCGATCTGGTCACTAATGATTGCGATTTTCCTTTTGTTCTGGAATGCAAAAGGCGAAAATCGGGGGTGGATAGTGCGTGGTGGGATCAAGTATGCGCGGCGGCTGAATATGCTGGCGGCGATAAAATGCCTGCATTGTTTTACCGGCTGGATCGACAAAAAACGCGGGTAAGGGTGCCGGTTCAAGCGTTAACATATCTGACGTTTTTCGTGATGGCCGGTGACATTGCTGAAAAGCACGACTGGCGATATGCGTGTGAAATGGACATTGACACGTTTTGTTATGTGGCGCGGGAGATAATGGCAAATGGATGATGGTTATCAAACAATCGGTGATCGCACTTATACGATGCTGTCGGCTGAAAGCTGGATTGACGTAAAGGATTTGACGATACACCTGTTCAAAGGCAAGACCGGCATTGAGGTGCGGGTTTATCCACGACACATTGAAGATGGTGTTGAGCCGCTTGGCGTGATCCGCGCGGAATACTGCAAGAACAAACGCAACAAACACAACATCATCCCGTTTAATCCAAACAATCTGTCATATGATCCAAACGGGGGCTGATATGGAAACCAGTGAAAACCTAAAGCTGGAAATGATCACAATGTCAAAAGTGGCCGAAACGTGGAAGGTCACGCCGGTTAAATTGCCACAATATTGCCAGCTTGATTTTGCGCTGCTGCGTGATGGCAACATATCTGCGTTTGCGGAAATCAAGTGCCGCACGTTCAATATGAACCGCTACAAAACGTCACTGATACATCTGCACAAAATGATCTATGCGCGGCAAGTGGCGTTTGAAACCGGCATCCCCACGTTTCTGATCGTGCGCTGGATGGATCGGGTCGGTTACTGCAATTTCGATGTGGATTTCCTGACGACCATTGGCGGCAGACGCGACCGTGGGATTGAACGCGATTATGGGCTGATGGCCGAAGTGCCGATTGAGCAGTTTAAGGTGTTAGAGGTGTTAAATGAACCGTTTTGAAGCATTAGATGATGTAAAAGAAAAGATGATTGAACGTGGCGCAGATTATGGTGATTTGCGTGCAAATTGGGAAAAAGGCGCACGCCGGATTTCACGCATCGTAAAGCGTGACATCACTGTTGCGGAGTATGGCGCAGCGATGATTGGCGTTAAATTGGCGCGTTTGCAGAATGCCGATTGCAAGCATATTGATAGCTGGACGGACATCATCGGATATGCGGCGTTAGCGATTGAACTGATAGAGGCTGAAAAATGAGCATTGAAGCACTAAAAATAGCATTTACAACGCCGCTGGACGACCCGCTGCAAAAGCTGGTTTTCATCGCGCTGGCGAACTGTTCAAATCCCGATAGTGGGATTGCGTGGCCATCGGCAGGGTATTTGTCGCGTTTTACCGGTGCAAGTGAGGCGACAGTGCGCCGGAAAATCAAAAAGCTGGTCGATGAGGGGTTGGTCACAGTGACCCACCGCACCGGCAGATCATCTGAATATACCCTAGTCAGTCTGACTACCCACCCCTGTCACAGTGACAACCATAAACTAAAAGATACTAAAGTTAATAAAAATAGAAAAACCAAAGTTTGTGATTGGACGCCATCTGATGAGGATTTGGCCTATGCCGCTGATAAAGGTCTAAATGGTGGCGAGGTCTTACAAGCAATCAGAATGTGGGATCAGCAAAACGGCAATAAGGCCGCATATGTGGACGTGCAGGCGTTCTGGCGCAACTGGTGTATGCGAGATGCCAAAAACAAGCCAAAGCGCGTCAGTGGGCAACCTAGGGCGTTTAACAGCCAATCTACTGAATGGACACCGCCACAGCGCAGGATGGTCAGCTTGGAACAGTGGCAGACGATGGGTGATGGTTTACGCACCTATTACAAGCAAAACAGACCGGACGTGATTGCCGAATTAAAAAAAGTTGGTGCCGATGTGTAAAAAAGTGTAGACAGGTGGGAATGTATCGTGGTAGGGCTTGTAATTATCACAGCAAAACGGGAGTTTGCAAAATGTCTAAACTAACAAAAAACCAGATTGGCCTAATACAGATTTACGCAGATGTCTGCGCTACTTTTAAAAAATACTGGCTTACTTATATGCTTGGCGGCTTACAAAAAGTTGCGTCAAACAGCGAAGCGCGGGATCAGATGATTTATTGGGCTTATGAGGCATATGAATGCGGCAAGGCTTTAGGCCTAAGTGACGAAGAGATTATGCGAGACGTCGTGCATTGGGCAGAGTTTTATGACAAGGCAGCAGCCTAATGCGCTGGCTAGTCGTTACAGCAATCGTGTTATCGGGGTGCGCCAGTCGCGCCCCAATAGCCGATTTGCGCGTCAGCGAGGATAAGGCGCAGCTTTATCAGCGTGACGTTAGTGAGTGCCGCGCCTTGGTCGATATGGCGGCAAGGTGGTATGACAGCACCTATGTGCGCGGTGTGATGCGGGATGATTGTTTAGAGGCACGCGGTCACAGCGTGATAAGGTTCAAGTTATGAGATTATGGCAAGAGATATTTGGGTTTGTGTTTTTGCTGGCCGTGGCGTCACTGATGTTTGACGTGTGGGGCAAAGAATACACCATATGGGCGTGGATGTCTGGCAATTGGGGTGTGGTGCGATGATCAGCTACCCGACAGGCTATGTGCCGCCATATGTGATGGATCACTACAAGCCGTGCGACAACTGCTTTGGTGAAGGCCGGTATGAGATTGACACCGGCAAGCGCGTGATATGCGAAATGTGCAACGGGCAGGGTGATGTGAAGACTGACCCGCCAGACGATGAAGATTGACAACAGCAAGGGGAGCAAACGCCGGTCATTGACCGGCTTTTGTTTTGCGGATATGGTTTGCAGATGTCGTATGTGTTATTCTTCGAAGATGTTTGCATATGTCTGCACTGTGAGGCAGAGACATATGGCTGTGTCGAAGAGAATAGCGGGACGATCAACTGCACTGAATGCGATGGCATCATATTCGATGCGCGTGACACGTCTGGCACGGTGGTGATATTGGAACTGGAACAGGAAACGCAACACTGATGGCGATACAGTTATTAGCAGCACCACTATCATTTGCAGGACGGCTGGTCATCGGCGGAGCAGCACGCAGAGCAGTGGGCGGTGGCATTAGTCGTGGTGCAGTGGCACAGGCAACAGCAGGTGCGATGTCGATCAACGTCACAAGCAATCTGCCAGCGTTTGCTAAAGCTGTTGATGCGTTTGGCAAGAACCAGATGCCGTTTGCGTATCAGGTGGCCATCAATGATACAGCCAAGGATGTGCGCGGTCAGATCATAGAACGCAGTTGGCCATCAGATGTAAACGTGCGTAACAAGCGGTTTATGCAAGCGGCACTGACACCTATAAGCAAACGCAATCCTGATGTGTTTGCGACCAAGAAGAACTTGCGTGCGATAGTGGGTAACACACGGCCGAAGATGGAACGTGACTATCTGCAACGCTTAACTAAAGGCGGGGTCAAGACGCCACGCGGTAGGCATCTGGCGATACCAAGCAATCAGAACACACTGAGCCGCACAGCCGGTGGCGCAGTGCGTAAAGCAGACCGGCCACGTCAGCTATTGAACCGCAAAGGCGTATTCATTCAGAAGCTGGTCAAGTCTGGTGATATGGCCATTATGCGGCGGGTGGGCAAGGATCGCTATCCGGTGCAGATGCTGTATCTGCTTGAGCCATCGGGGCAGATCAAGAAACAGTTTAGCTTTTATGAAGATGCAAACGCCACAGCAAGGCGTGCTTTCCGCAGAAATTTTGAACGCGCGTTCAAGCGTGCCAAAGCCACAGCCAAAAGCAAAGGTTCTTCCAGACGCTAAGTTTTACGGGTAACGCGCGACAGATGGGAAGAGCACACGACTGAACACCAGTCA